CAAGTCTTCTGTTTTGCTGTTCAACTTGATTGGCGTGATGAATGGCAGTTTCGTAGTTTTTGGCAAGAACATCGTAATGTTTACCTAAACCAATTAAATCGTCTTTTCTTGCGTGTTCAGCCGCAATTGGGTCTTCGTACTTTAAAGCAATCTGTTTTTCCGCATTCAACAATCCGTCAGTATCAAGTTTGTATTTCTCATAAGCGGCTTTGCGTTCTTCAATCTGTCCTTGGCGTTTTGCTTGGGCAATCTTAAAGTTACGGTCAAAAGACTCAAGTTCTGCCTTGGTTCTGGCAGTATCACCTTCTTGCCAACCCTTCATGGCGGCAGTCATGCTGTTCATGGCAGCAAGCATGGGTTGACGAGTCAAAGCACCGCCCAACATGGCAAAAGTCAANAACGTAGTAAACGCTTCTTTGGTTTGCTCGGGTGAAATTTGTGTTTGTTTTAATTCAGGCAATGCATCCAAAGGCGCAACAGTCTTGCCTTGTTCTTCCTCAATACGCTTTCCCGCCTTTTCTATCAATGGCGCATATTCAGTAGATTTGGTTTCTCTCAATCGAGCTTCACGTTCACCTGCTTGCGTTGCTTTTGTGGATGCCTCAGATGCTTGTCGTTCAGCCTCGGACATTTTTGTGCGTAAATCTTGCACACTTCCCGTGTTTGAAAACGGCAAAACAGGAAGGTCTGCGCCTATGCTTTTAGGGAGAGTAAGTCCANCCATGATTAAACGGGTACTGCTGGAGTTGTTGGGCTACCCGATCCTCTAGCTTGCATATTTGCAAGAGCAGCAAGNAAATCGGCTTGAGCTTTTTGTGCGGCTTGGTCTTGTTGGTAACCCGCCATGATTGCTTGTTGAGCAGGGCCAGCAGTAACACCAGAGGCTTTCAAACCACTTGACAAAACGTTTTGCAAAGCAGNGTCACGCATTGATGCCGCTTGTACATCCACGTTTGCCATTTCTTGTTGTGCAGCAGAGTCATAGTTGGGGTCACGTCCCATCTTGGCATACCGTTGCTTGATTGTTGCTTTTTGTTGATTGGTGTAATCAGCAATTTGCTTTTCTTGCGCCGCACCAATCGTCCCAGATTGATACTGAGACATGAGTTTCTCAGAGGCGGGTCTAGTCAACTGTGCTTGTTTATCAAGTTGCTCTTGAAGTGTTTTCTGATTTTGAGCAGATTTGTACTGACTGTATCCGCTTAAACCCAATCCAGCGGCTTGGAAAGGTGTCACGCCCAAAGATTTCAATGCGCCTGATATGTCAGCACTTGTTGGCCCTGTGTAGGGTTTAAACCCGCCTGCTGGTGAAGTGCTTTGGTAATTAGGGTCTGCTTGCCCACCCGGCCCTGCCGTGGTTGTGCCTGTTTTTGCTTGTTCTTCTGTTGACAAATCAACGGGTGCTTCTGCGGATGCTGGCGCAATTGCTGTAGGTGCGGCGGCATCTGTTGCAGAAACTGAAGAAGTAGCGTCAACAGGTGCAACTGGTGCGCTTGATACTGATGCACTTGGCAGTGCAGATAAAGAATCAGCGGCTGGCAAAGCACTTGTTGCAATGTCTCCAGCACCAATAACAGGCGCGGCGGCAGCGGCAGCTTCGCCAAACGCAGGTAATGCAGTAGCCTCAATCGCAGCGGGCGCGGCAATTGCGGCAGTTTCAGCAAGGGCGGGTGCGGCAGCAGCAGCGGCTTCACCGCCTAATAATGCCTCTCCTCCAGCAAGTGCGACTTCTTCTGGCATATCAAACCTTTCGTTTCATCAATACATGACCACGTTTGCGATCAAATTCCTCAAACCCAAACATGGCTATCAATTTTTGCGCTTTTACGTCTTCTTCAAATGGATAGGCGTACACCTCTGTATAGCATTTTCCACCTAAATCCGCAAGAATGCCATCAAAAATTTCCCTGTATTTCCGATATTTTCTGTGCGTCCATGCCTTTTCAGTGAATTTTAGATGCAAAGCAACCTTGTTGACCTTGTACAAATAATCCACCAAAACATACCCATTCTCATCCTCATAGACTTTTTCTCTTACAGATTCAGAGCTTGGTTGATGTACTCGTGTACCTGTCTGTGCAAGTCCATCCATGTTGCAAACTCTCCCTCATCCTTCAAGTTTGACGATGCCAAGTCAGGCATACCCGTTGCCCCCAACGCATCGTATATGGCTTGATGTTCAATTTGGTGATAACCCAACCAATCCCTATCCCACTGCTTTGCATCAACATAAGGATAGTGATTGATGACAATTCCAAGGGTCAAAAAATACGCATAGTACTGTTCATGGCTCATCGCATGGGATAAAGAAAAGTCCTCAAACCCATGAGCATCATCTACTTCCATGTCTGTAAACTGCGAAATGTTCACAATTAAGAAACCTTTGAAAATGTCTTGCCTTGAAAAATTGTTTTTATTGTAAACAATTAAACATCAATTCAAGCGTATTGGCGTGTTCCTGCTTTGTCGATAATCAATGCCATTTGACGGGGTTGTGCATCCTCAACATTGGGAATTGAAACGTGCGTCCAGCGGTCAAACTCTCTGATGCACTGGTCATAAGGCAAGCCAGAATTGATGATGGCGGTNACCACCTCATCAGGAGTCATGCCTTTAACCCGAATGTCGGCAGCACAACCATGACGGTGCTGAGATTTGTCTGTAGAACCTACGGCTTTGTTTACTTCTGCTGATCTAAATGCAGAGTTGATGTGGATTTCTGCACCGCCCAAGACTTCTCTGACCTGCTCTAGAAAAGCCGCCAAACGCACCAGATTTGCCATTTCAGCNTCAGAAGGCGTGTTGTCAAACTCTCTGTGGTCTGTGTGTGTAAGTTCCTCGTAAGTAAAATTTTCAGACAAGTTCATGGTTTACCTTTCAGGGTTTGGAGGGCTTCGTTGTAAAGGTTGACGCAGGTGTTGAATTTGCGGATGGCGGCATCTCCTTCTGCGGTGAGGGCGATAAGAGCTTTAGAAGTCTCTCCGTCAAGTTCGGCTGTAGAGTCTCCGAGGTTAGCTCCGCTGGTAGCGGCGGCATCTGTGGAGGCTGGTACGGGGCANAGGGGGGTTTTGACAGGAATCCGCAGCTTGAGAGCACCACTGTCAATATCAGCATTGTGCTTTTGCTGTAAAAGTTTTGCATTTTGATTGGCCTTCATCAGTTGGGTTGCTTGAGCATTTACAGCGGCAGTCAATGCTTGTTCTTTTTGTCTGGCATCAGCATTCAGCTTGGCTATTTCCAATTGTTGCTTAGTGATCTCGTTTTGTCCACCTTTGTAATATCCACCGCCAAAAGCAGACAGCACCGCAAAAGCTATGCCAAGCAAAACATAAGGATTGAACACGCTCATGGGGTTTCCACCTTGTTGCTAGGTGCATCAACGCTCAATGGTCGAACAGGAGATGGCACAGGCGGCATAGGAGGCTTGGGAGGCATTGCCGTAGCGTTGCTTCCATGACCCACCGCCATCAAAGTACCAATAATTGAAATCATGCTGGTCAGGACTGTTTTAAGGATTTCAAACAATACCGCATCATTCTTGGCTTGCCCAATCATGGGCTGAGTCACAAAAATAAAACAATACAACACACCAAAAACAGCCCCCACCAAACAGATGTTAAAACTGATCTGGGTAAAGAATTGGGCAAGGGCGTGCCAATCTTCAGGAGTTCTTCTTGAATTTGTCATAGATGTCCTTTGGAATTAAATCTTTGGTGCAAGTGCCTGATGCCTCACATTGCGGAGGTTCGCATTCAATCTTTCCCCAATTCTGAGGGTCTTGACATGGATACCGATAGCGGTCTTCGCACCCTGTCAAAAACAGGATTGTCATCAAAATTAACAGGTTCTTTGTCACGTTGTTTCCTCTCAATTTCTCGGCGTAATTTCTCAACCTTTTTTACCTGTTCGTTGACTTGGTACTTTGCTTCAAGCACATCCAGATACAACATTGCACCCAAAGGCAAAAGCAAACCAACCAAGACGCAAGCAGCAATCCAACCCATTATTTCCTCTCCAGATGACTTAACAGAAGAAACCACCCCCACAGGTAAAGGAGGAATATTGCTGTTCCAATCAGGTACGCTGACTTTGCTTGGAGGTCTTTTTGCCTTTCCCTGCGTAGCCATCCCTTGTACCTTTCCTTTGCCTCTTGCGCCAACCTTGCTTGTTCTTGCTCTCCCTGAATTGTCTCTCGCATCTCAAACACTGAACTGTACAAAGCACCCATTTCTTTGGGTGATTGATACACCATTGTTTCCCTAATTGTCACTTCCAGTGCCGCCATCTCTTGCTGTGCCATCACCCTTTTGAGTGCGGCTTCCATGTGATTCTGGTCAGGGTTGTATACCGTCTTGCTCTTTTCTTCTTCTTCTCGAATGTGCGCCGCTAATTGTTCTTGGAGTCTGAAGAATTCGGTGAGGTTTTTGACAATCTCAACCTTGACCGAAGTTTCGTCCACACTGACAAACTCAGACTTTTTGCTTTTGGCAACAGTTTTGATTTGAGGTTTTGCGCCAAAGAACTTGCGTAACTGACCCCAGAAACCATGAAGTTCCTTGCCAATTGCCACCACTTCATCAGCAGTGCGCTTGATTTGGACAAAAGATTCTTTGGCTTGCTTGTATAACTCACAACCTTGCTGGATGTTTTTGACCAGCCCTGCTGCAAGTAGACAAAGACTGATCGGATCAATTTACAGCCCTAAAAGTTTTTTAACAAACTCTGCCGCAACACCCGGGCCAAACAACACGCACAACATGACTGCGTACAACAAGTACTCAATCTTGGTCATGCGCTTGTCGCCTTCAGCCAATGTTTTTTGAATGGCTTCGTACCTTTGGGCGCAAATTGCCTCATGCACGGCAAAATCTATTTCAAGGTCTTCATTCATGCTGGT